TCGATGCATGGAGAATATGGCCAAGAGCATTCTTGACTGTTTACATAGTATTAGTATACTATTCTGCAATGTGGTTTATGGACTTAGAGTCACCAAACATTGAACAGTCGGGTCTAATATCAATATTAGTTGGTGCTGGAGCTGCTTGGTTTGGACTGTATGTTAACAGTGCAGCCAAAGAGCATGACACAAATTCAAAAAAATAGGGGAAAAAAATGTCCGATTTAGAAAAGAAAATGGAAGAGTTAATGAAACTAAAACCTGAACTAGAATTAGAAGAAGGTTTAGAAGACTTCCAAATCGAATCAGCAGAAGCTTCACACGAAGCTGCAGTTGAATCTTGGCAAAAACAAGTCGACAATCTTCAGAAGTCTATTGACGGTGAAGAAAGAGAAGACGAACAAGCAGAAGAAGAGTAATAACATATGGCAGTAGGAGATATCACTGCAAAATTGCAGTCCTCTTTAGAGGCGGGTGGAACTCAACTTAAAGATATTCTAACTAAGTCTGCTCAAGACACAAAGGCAGAATTTCAAAAGTTTGATTCTAATGTAAGCAAGTTTGCAGATAAGATTGGAGACGGCACTGATGCAGCTGCAAGTCTTAACGCAAAAGCAGACGCACTCGAATCAGGTATCGATGCAAATAGAGTAAAGTTTGAAAAAGCTTCTTCTCTCTTTGCAAGCTCTTTTAGTAATTTCGGTTCAAAGTTCAAACAAGAACAATCTAAACAATTAGATAAAATTTCAGAAGCAACAGAAGGCACTGCAGAAGGATTCGGTTCCATTTTCGGTGGTGCTTCTGACGCAATCAAAGACTTAACTGGTGGACTCATTGACATACAAGATATGGTTGATGATGGAATGAAAATGGTTAAGGGTGCTGTAACATTAGCTTCTGCACCTTTCAAACTTGCAAACACTGCCATTGCAAAAACCACTAAGTTCTTTACTGGTAAAGAATTCAATATTGGTGAGAAAATAACAACCTTCCTCAAAGGGACGGGTGAAGTTGTTGACGAAGAGACGGGTGAAGTTGATAAAGGTTTATTTGGTAAGTTTGGTGATGCATTCGCAAACTTCAGAGCAAATATGGTTGCTGGAATTAAAACAGTAGGTAAATCTGTTGCAATGGCAGCCAAGACTGGATTCATGGCATTAAAGAATGGTCTTATGGTGGTAGGTAAACAATTAATGGTCATGGGTGCAAGAATGCTTGCAGCGATTGTTCCTTTAGTTGCAAGTGCAGCTGCGTTTGTTGCTGGACTTATATCAACTGGAGTATCATTATTAATTGCAGCTGCACCGTTCATCGGAATTGCATTACTAGTTGGTCTTGCAGTTGCAGCCTTAGTAATGGCAGGAAAATATATCTACGATAAATTCCAAGAAAACAAAGAACTCATATTTTCAAAGTTCCAAGAAATGAAAGATAAGGTTGCTAATGTTGTTAGTAACATTGTTAGTTTCTTTACAAACATATGGCAAGGTATATCAGACTTCATTAGAGAGAAGGTTCTTAAAATTAAATCATTCTTAGGACTCACTTCCGAAGAAGAAGAAAAAGAACTCGCAGATATCAATGCCAGAAAGGCAAAGAAAAAAGACCAAAGAAAGAGAGCAGAAGAAGCTGCACAAGCAGAAATGGATTACATGGAAGAGACTGGTCAACTCGAAGGTATGTCTAGAAGAGAGAAAAGAAAACTCCGTAAACAAAAAGAAAAAGACGCTCTTGCAAGAATAGAAGAACAAGACGAATACGATGCACAATCTTCTCAAGAGATTTTAGATAGAAGAGACGCAGGTCGACAACAAGCTGACTATGCTCGAAGACAAATGGAAGAGAAAGAAAGATATGTTAATGTTGCGACCATGACTGGAGAGATGACAAGAGACGGTGTAGAAGTTACTGACATGGACGAAAGGCGTGAAATGGCTCAAAGGTCTGCAGACGCACGATTTGGAACTGACGAAGAATTAAGAGAGATGAACCGAGAAGGTATCAATGAAGCAATAAGAGCAGAATACACACTATCGGGAAGAGACGATTATATAAGTGCAAGAGAACTTACAGATGAAGAAGACGCTGCACTCATGGCAAAACATAATCTTACGGAAGAAGACCTTGAACCCGAAAACATAAATCAATTTGATTCAGACCAAAATGCATACTTTGCTGAAAGGGATAGATTAGACGGGGATAGGATTAAAGACGCAAGAGACGCTGCAGAAGAGATGTCTCAAATGCCACCTAAACCTACTCAGTTACAATCTAATGCAGCTGTTCAACAAAACAATAATGTCAATAATACCTATAGAGTAGAGAGACCTTCACCTAGAAATAACGAACCTACTGGAACTCGTCTTTCCCAAGTTCCCGCTTAGAAACCTTACGATTATATTTTGTTTTATCCTTATGGACTTGAGTAAGTCCGTGTGAGGGTGTTTTCTTATGTGCTTTTATTTTAGGTTCGGGTTTACCAAATATTTTTTCCCAGTTATCTGAGTATAATTTTTCGTTGGAGTTTCTTCTTTTGGAACCCTTACCTCCATGCCATTGCGACATGTTAGTTGAACCACTTCCTTCTTGACTCTGCGAGTGCAGCCCTTTGAGCATTGAGTTTCTTTCTTCTTGCAATCTCTTGATTCTTTTTATGCTTTTTCTGATTTGGTTTTTCATAATATTGTCTATCACGAACTTCATTTACAATGTTTGCTCTTTCACATTGTTTCTTAAACCTACGCAACATTCTATCGAATGGTTCGACATTTCTGTTCTTAGGATTCACTCTTGGTTTTACACTCGGCATATTAACTAAAAAATTGTTCTAAAGATTCCTCTCTGTTTTTTATTTTATCTGAGTTAGATACTAACTCCCCTTTTTTACGAAACACTAAGATGTATTCATGCACCTTTGCAGTGTATCTTTTACTTGCACATTTACCTGCTTGTAAAGCTGCAAATATTGTATCGTTCTTCATTACTATTATGTCATGTAATATAAGACCCGATTTAGTAAACATATTTATGCAATCTGAATGAAAGGGTTTATATTCTCCACCTCTTCTCCAGTCTCCACATACCCAAACACAAAACCCGCCTGGGACTAAAACTCTTTCTATGTTGTCTCCACATACTTGTATTCTTTTACAGAAATCATCATACTCTCTTATGTCTGATAACTGACCAACTGCAGATTCATACTTTTCTATATCACCATATGGTGGACAAGTAAGAACCATGTTTGCAAAGTTGTCGGGTGTAGAAACCATTTCACAACCGTCCTCTTCATAGATAGTTGCGTCTAGGTTATGTTCTTTTAATTCATGTCTAACCTTTTCTACAGTTGTATGAGATACATCATATCCATAATAATTTCTTCCTAGAGATTGAGATATAAATGCTCTTGTCAATCTTCCAGCAAAAGGGTCTACAATTGTATCTCCAACCATAGACCAATAGTGAACTAAGTTCTCACATAGACCAGCATGGAACTCGGACATCATTAATCCGTTTGGTAATCTTTCACATACTCCTCTTTTCTCTTCATATGCAGTTAGGTAAGCATTGTCCCAATTGTTCTTTGAAGATTTAGTAGGTGTGATTACTGATTGAGGGTTCCAACCAAACTGGTCGATAACCCTTTCGTTTTCATTCCATGGTAGAATGTTTTTGTAATATTCACTTTTCATAATCTAATAAAGTGTTAAGTCACCCCTCGCCTTACAGCATTCCCGTTCTTAACCGAGAGACCCGCAGTTTTGCTATCTCCCTTTCCCTTACTAAGCACCCCCATTTTTCCACGGTCTTAGTGTGTAGTCGTCTGTTTCATGGACACATAATGAATACGACTACCCCAAATACAGAAACTAGTCTTGAGCCAGTTTCTTAAAGTAATCCATCGCATCGTCACCAGTGCTTTCTCCGACTGATGCTTCTGCTGATGAGATTACGGGTTCTTCTGCAACTGAATCAGTATTCACATTTGCCCAAGGCACTTCTTCTTGGTCTTCTGCAATTGATTCTGCTGTAGAATTACTAACTCCACCACTGAGTCCTAAAACTCTATCGAGTTTCTCTTTGAGTTCCTCGTAGGTTTTGAATTCACTTGGTGCAATCACATCTGATAACGAATATGTCTGAGTATTTATCTCAGTTAGTCTAGCTTCGTCATCAAATAATGGTGCTGGTTTATCGAACTCTGACTTATCATAGTTCCAGTATCCGTCAACTTTACGAATCTTGATTCTAAAGTTTGCACCTTCTCCTCTTAAATCGAAAGGATTGATAGCTTCCTCATCTGCAAATTGAGGTGAGATTGCTTCTTTCAATTGTTCAAAGATTTTCTTCCCGTATCTGTATTTGAAAACTTTACCTTCGTTGTCGGGGTTCTTAGGGTCTGAAACAATATAGACATTAGAAACATAATGAAGTCTACGCTTCTGTTTCCTTGCTTGGTCTTTATTTGCTTCAATACCTGTATTCCACAATTGGGTATTGTATTCTGACACTGGGTCTTTCTTGTTGAGAGTAGTCAAAGACTTCTCTATATACCAACCACCTGGCCCTTGGAAACCATGGTCAAAATAACTGACCCAAGGCATTTCCTCGTTTTCGGGTGTTGGTAAGAAACGAACTATTGCAAAACCGTTACCTGTTTTATCAAGTTCGGGTTTCCACATAGTGTCATCGGAATAGGACTTTTTTGCACCTTCAGTAGGTGAAGCAGATTCCATGGCTGCTCTTAGTTTATCTAATGATGTCGACATTGTATTCTCCTATTGTATCGCATTGTATTAGCATTTTATCATGTATAGAAACCTTAGTTCCTATACTCCTATTATAATAGATTTCTAGTAATCCTACAAGAGGGTTTTTGAAACCTACATTGTATTTAGTCATTCTTGAGCTTTGATTTATTATACATAATAATGTTCCAGCCCAGAGGTATATAGCTAAGAACATAACTCTATGAGTCTACTCTTATATTCTCGGGTCGGGTAGGTCAAGAATGCCTTATACTTATTCAACTTATTATGAACCTCGGGGTAGACGACTTTTTCCGAAATCAATCTCTCCCAGTCTTTACTGAATCCAATAATCTCGTCCATAATACATAATGTCTCTAGACTAATCTCACCACCTAAGTAAGCTTTCAATAGTCTAGGGTGTTGACCGTTTGATACCTTTAGTAGGGTATCGATTTTAAATTTTCGGACTTGGTCTGATACTTCTGTTTCAAACATATACTTTAACTTCTGTTGTCTCTTCTTCCATTCCATGTATCGACCTTCACATTCATTCTCTAAAAGGTCACCAGCCCATAAGTCATAAACAGAAAGATTTGCAATATAGAAATCTTGTAAGTTCTGTTTATACTTTTTAAATAGTTTACCAAAGTGATACTTATCTTTTCTTTTTAGAAATGAGTTTATATCTGCTTTGACTTTACCGTTGTATCTGACAAAGTCGTAGTCCTTAGAATAGAAGTGAAGTTTTATACCAAGGTATAAAGTGTATGCATCATATCCTTCACGACTTGTCATTACTTAACTAGCTGAATACTAGTTGTTGCCTCAGTATGTGCTTTTGCAACAGCGTCATTTGTAGGAACTACAAAGACTACATTTGAAAATAAAACTTCTTCGGGATTCTCTTCACCTGTTACTGCGATTCCTCTTGCAAATCCCATACCCTCTTGAGTCTGAATGACCATACGAGGTTTCTGTAGAATGACCGTATCATTCTCTATCTTATCTAAGATACCAACATACTCACCACTCATGGCGACTACTGATACCACATCACCTTTTTCCATATTACTTCTCCCTATCGAAAAAACTTGTTAATGTTGATTGACTTCTAGAGGTTCTATTAATCATATTCAACCCTTGTGCTTCTGCTTCTAACTTCTCTTTCAGTGGATTCGAAATTAGTCTCTTTGCAGATTCGGGTTCAATGTTGTTGAGTTCACATACCTTTATAATAGCTGACATGACATCACAACCTCTACCTTTAGTCAATAGTTGTTCCACCTGTTCCGTAAATTCTTTTCTTGTTATCATTCTATCTTCCGTATAAGTTTCTATATCTTTTTCTTAAATCAACTAACTCGTCAATGTAGTCTAGTGGATTACAGAAAAAGATTTGAAATGCATTATGTCCTTCGACACCTACTAACGCAACACACTCGTCTATAGGGTGTCCTGTTAGTTCTTCAACCATGATTGCATATGCAGTCATTTGAATGAACCATGGTTTTGCCATGTATTCTTCTTTATACTTTCCACTTGATTTAAAATCAATAATACAAAGTTTCTCGTCAAACATTCCTACACAATCCACTCGTCCAGCCATTTCTAAATTAGGACTCCATAGTGGTGCCTCTAAGGCAAGTGGAACAATCTCGTCTAACACGGGTTGAACTGCTTTGAACATTCCTTCCTGTAGAATGTTATCAAACTCTATAAACTCTTTTTCTTTTCTGAGATAATCTTCTATGTTTTGGTGGAAGCTGGTTCCTCTCTTTGTAGCTGCAGAAGTTATCTTATTTGCTTTCTCTTCTCCAACTCTTTCTCTCCATAGTTTGATATGGTCTCTATTTAATAAACCTGTAACGGTTGTAACACTTGGATATGCTTTACCAGTTTCGTCTATGTAATGTCTTTTACCGTCTATTGTTTTTGTGGGGAGTTTGATATTCTCAAGGTCGGGAATATCGTAAAGTTGGGTTCTCACTTGAGTCATAATATATCTATTGTATCACTTACGAGACTGTATGTCCATATGCTTTTTAACTATCTCTTTTGTTTTAATTTCTTTTACTGACTTCTTATGTAAGTGAGAACCTTTATGATTCTCTCCTATCTTAGACAATACTTCTTTGAATCCGTCATCTGTTTTTACTCTATCACCAACTCCACCTACTATTTTAGGAGCTCCAATGATTTCTCTTATGTGGGGATTCTTCTTAAGATACTTGACCTTATTATCATAGGTCATCATAAGTTCGTATTGTTCGTCAATCTCTTCGTTGTAAAATTCGTATAAGGGCATTATGCATAACTCATAAATTGTGGGACTTCTCTTCCAGTCCATTTTGCAA